CGAGATCCCTGCTCTGTCGGCGACGGAGCTTTTGGAGTTCAAGCTTCCTTCGGCTGCCAGCTCGACCTATGGAAAGGCTGCCTGGACCGGTGCCTACCCAGGCGTCGAGGGAACCCGGGACCTGGCAGAGCACAACAAGGATGTTGTCACTGACCAGAAGATTCCACAGATGGTCGTCCTTGTGGCTGGCAACCGTGGGATCCCCGAGGAGGATATCGAGCGCCTGAAGGCGGAGATCAAAAACAAGAAGCCGGGAGAGCGGGGCATCTACTTCATCCAGGCGATCGACCAGCAGTACGCCGCGACGGCCGGGCAACCCGGCACGACGCAAATGAAGGTCATCAAGACCAAATCGGAGCAGCACACAGACGCACTCGGGCTGAAGTACAAAGAGGATGCGCTCAACGAGCTTCGTCGCATGTGGCGCATCCCGCGCATTGCCCTCGGTGATGGCGAGGGCATCACAAGGGCCACGGCTCTCGCACTGATGCGCTTCACAGAGGTTCAGGTCTACGACCCGCGGCGCGACCTGCGTGATACTCGCTGGAACCAGTACCTCCTTCCGGACCTTGGCATCGAATGCGTTCAGATGCGGACGACATCGCGGGTTCCGAAGGAGCCTGATGAGCTAGCGAACATCATCAAGACCTTGGTCCAGGCAAACGTGCTCACGCCGGATGAGGCCCGCGAGTTCGCAGGCGATATCTTCCACAAGGACCTCCGTGATCTGCGGGGCCGGTGGTCGAAGATACCGACGCAGCTCTTGACCTCCCTTCTGCAGACCAAGAATCAGCTCATCGCAGCGGCTGTCCTCGGCGGTGAGGATGGAGCCGATGACCTCATGCAGCGGCTTGAAGAGGTCTTCAGGACACCTGGAGCTGCCCAAGGAGCAGCTCCGGCGCCGCCACGTTCAAGCGTAGGAGAACTCCCAAATGACCCATCTAAAGAGTCCCGAGAGGAAGAAGGCGCGCCCGCCAGACAAGGACGCGGCGATGCGGGCTCGGGCTCGGGCGACGGCTGAGCTTGCCGCCCAGGGTCTCTACCAGTGCATGGGGAGGTGCCGTAAGATCTACCCCCTTGCGAAGGGCATCGTCGTCACATGGGGTGGGAACGTCCTTTTCGCGGTATGCCCCGAGTGCTTCCCTGAGATCCCTGTCGTCCTCAAGCGCAAGCTCAACTCGAATGGGCAGCAAGCTATCTACGTTGGGCCCCTCAAGGAAGCCGACCGGCCAGCAGACATCGTCCCAGCGTCCAGCCTCTCGCAGGTATCCGAGTTCGTGAGCAAAGACGCGTTGGCCAAGTTCAAGCGGAGCGAGCCATGAGCGGAAAGATCATCACCCCGGAGCAGTTCCGCCGCGAGCAGCAGCGAAAGGCCCAGGCTTCTCCGGACCGGAGCGTGGAGCGGGGGGTAGAGGGCCTTCAGGGCCGCGCGGCCCCTGTTGGGCAGATCCGTGTGCCGCTCATCCAGCCGCCGCCTGCGCTCCAGGCCGACCTGCAGGCAAATCCAGACATCGCGCCTCTGTTCTTTCAGCGTATCGGTGCGACGCTCACGATGGCGCTCCAAGACCCCCAGCTTCGGCCTCGGGTCATCAGCGGAGACTTGCTGAAGTCCTGGGTACAGTTGTGCTACGATGTCCTCGTTACGATGCGGCGGGATATGCACTACCCCTTGCGGAAGTGCTTCGACGTCTTGCCACAGATCTTCCGCGATGCGCTCCTTCGGGGCATTCGGGCGGAAGATGTCGCTGAGAAGGAGCACGCTGATCGGTACTGGCAGCGAGACAAGTCGCGGGTCCCCATGCGGATTCATGACACCGACCTCGCCGAGGAGGCGAAAGATGCAGGGGCGACTATCAAAGATTTCACTGACGAAGGATGACCCGGCATCAGTCCGGTCCATGATCCGGCAGGTGGAGTACGCTCTTGCGGAGAAGGACTGGTCCGGAACCAGCGAACTCATCGTGGCTCACCGGCTCCTGCACACCCAGTTCGGCGACGATCCCCCGGACCTTGTTCTCGACATCGAGAAGGACCTCTCGACCGAGCTTCGCCGCCGGGGCATCGAGCACCGCTACGATGATGCGCTGACGGAGAAGGCAGGGACAAAGCCGGCCACCCTCCGTCCGCCTACGTCATACGAGGTGCAGTCTTATCTGAAGCCGATTGCTCTCGACAGCGACGCCGTTCGCCTCGTGATGGACGCTTCTGGCGTTCACGACTCGGTCTACGTCGATGTTCAGGGCAACCTCCTGTCATCCCTCGAGAAGCCTATCCTCAAGGCGATGAATCGCTTGCTGCCTCCTGGGCTGCAACTCAGGCCGCTAACCCGGGGGGTCAAGGGCGACTTCGCACAGGTCACCACAGTCTATGCGCTCCGCCTTGAGTGCGACGGCTTGATGCCTGGAACGCGGGTTACAACTTGGCAGAACGCGGTGCAGCGTCTTCGCGACTCAGCCGCGAAAGCATCACAGGTTTTCAAGGCCGACATGGACCCACGCATTCCCTTCCGCGTCCTCAAGACTGCTGCCGAGGACGCCGGGGAGTACATGGAGGGGCTCGTCACAGGAGTCATCCTCGAGCCAAATGTGATCGACAAGACGACTACGGACGAATCAGAGGGGGACATCTACTCAGAGGAAGAGATCACGAAGGCCATGTTCTGGTGGATGGAGAACGCTGGCCACACCTTCACGGATATGCACCTCGACCATGGAGGCACCGTCCTCAGCGAGGACGAGGTCGTCCTGCTAGAGAACTGGCAGACCCGGGAGGACGGGAAGCTCGGTGAGCAGGACGTGCCCAAGGGCACGTGGTGCGCCTCCGTGCGCGTGCGGAACGCTGACCTTCTTCAACGAATTCGGGGAGGTAAGGTCAACTCCTGGTCCATCGGCGCCAACGCGATGGCAGCTCTGGAGCGCGTAGCAGCCTAGTACGCGGCTCCCTTTTCATTTCCCGTCCCTGTGTGGAAAAAGGTTGCTGACCCCCTCGGGGGTCGGGCATCCTCGTTTCTAGGCCATATGGCGAAGAAGAAAGCCAAAAAGAAGAAGCGGAAGTCACGCTGGCGGATCCTCCGGCGGCTGTTTGATATCCAGCCGCACGAGAATGCCTTTGTGCCCTGGGGCGCGAATCAGCGCCCGTTCGCTGTAGTCAAGGAGTCTCCCATGGATTTCCCGAGCATTGAGGACCTTCAGAGGGCCCGCAGCTCTCTCGACGAGGTGGTCACAGTGGTCAAGACGGGCAAGCCCGACGGCGCGGCCCTGACGGCCCTCTTCGGCCGCCTCGATGACATCGGAGACCTCTTGCTCCCGGCCGACGGCGGCGCCAGCGACAGCAGGACCGACCGAGGCGTGCTGACGAAGGCCCTCAAGGCTCTCGAGACCTTGCTCCCGGATGTCCAGTCTCGCGACTTCCAGACGGCAGACCAGGTCGAGTCGGTCGTCACCCTGATCAAGGACCACCTCGACGGCGCGGGGACCGAGAGCGCCGACGGTGCCGAGGCCGACGACGCCGACGGTGCCGAGGCCGACGACGATGCCAAGGGCGAGGAGTCCGCAGCCGAGGCAGCGGCCAGCGCAGAGGGGGCCTCCGAGGGCGAGGCCACCGATACTGAGGCCACCGATACCGAGGGCGAGGGGGAGAGCGAGGCCGCCGCTGCAGCTGAAGGGTCAGAGGCCGCAGGCGAAGCGGCCGAGGAGGCTACCGAGGGCACCGAAGCTGCCGAGGTCGCTGAGGCCGAGCCGGCGGACCTGGCGAAGGTGCTCGAGGCGATCACGGGCCTGGGGGAGCGGGTGAACAAGCTCGCCGAGGACATCGAGGGCATCAAGAAGGGCAAGGGGGCCACGAAGGTCGACAAGGGAGCACCACAGCAGGTCCCCGGGACCCAGCCGGTCTACACCAGGAGCCAGGACGGCAACGTCTCCCCTGCGGAGGAGCAGTTGCTCTCGATGGACCTGACGCAGCATCCGGACCTCGCGAGGATCACGCCCCTCGGGACCTTCCTGGACGAGTAGGAGCAAGCGCACCCGATGGCCCGCCGCTGGAAAGATGTGCTGAAGGCCAAGCCGACAGCGCACAAGAGTCCACCCAAGGGCTACCCCAAGAACCGGTCTCAGTACGCGGACCCAAAACGCTACAAGTATCCAATAGATACAGAGCAGCATGTGCGCGCTGCGTGGAGCTACATCCACCAGGCGAAGAACCGCAAGGGGTACTCGGCTTCCGAGCTGAAGGCCATCGAGGGTCGCATCCGGGCTGCAGGCAAGAACTTCGGCATCAAGTTTGAAAAGGACGGCGACTCTCGGATACCGGGGGACGCTGCTGTGCGATATCTGGACCCGATCGAGTGGATGGACCTCTCGAGGTCACCGGACCTAGAAAACTTGACACCGGTCTCGGGACTCGACGAGTCTATAACCTGAATCCGGCGCCATTCGTGGAGTGAACCCATGACCGAGAATCGAAACCTGAGAACGCCTGTCTACGTCACCAAGGCCGACATGGCGGTGGCCGACCTCGCTGCAGGCGGCGCGCTGGTTCGGGACCAGCTCAAGAAGTTCCTGCTGATCCAGATTGTGGGTCAGGTCCTGATGCAGCGCATCCGGGTCACCACGATGTCGCGCGAGCAGCAGGAGATCCCGAAGATGACCACCTTCGGGAACCAGGTCTGGTATCCCGGCACGGAGAGCCAAGCACTGACGCTCGCAGAGCGCAGCCAGCCGGGCTTCGACCAGGTCATCCTGACCTCGACCGAGATCGTGTGCCAGGTCGACTTCCCGCGCTACGTGCTCAAGGCACAGGTCGAGGGCGCGAACTTCAAGAACACCATGATCGGGTATCTGGGCCTGCACACGAAGCGGGACTTCGAGAACCTGGTCATCAACGGTGACACCGTGGGTGGCGCGACGACCTTCCTGCAGCTGTTCAACGGAATCGTGGCAGGCACCACCACGAACACCTACGCCGCGGGCGCCGTGGCGCTCAGCTCCGACGTCATGCGCAACACGCGCCTGACCATGCCGCAGGAGTTCAAGAGTCAGCAGAACCTCGAGTACTACACGAACGACGTCGCCTGGGCTGCCCTCGATGACGAGTACGCTGCCAGAGGCACGCCCCTCGGCGACACGCACCAGAGCAAGATGCCGACCCTGTACTACAAGGGCAAGCCGGTCCACGAGGTCGACCTGTTCCCGTCGACTCTCGGCGTCGGTGGCAACGAGACGGTCGTGCAGTACATGAACCCCAAGAACTTCATCCTCGCGTTCCACGAGAACGTGGAGATGCAGTCCGAGTACAACATCCGTGAGCGCGTCTGGACCGTGGTGCTGACTGCGCGCGTCGCGCAGGCCTTCGAGCACGAGCCGATGGCCGTGCAGAGCACGGGTGTCGTCGGGACCTAGTAGGAGCTGAAGGGCGAACCCTGACCTGAACCCATAGACGCGGGCTCGTGCGAGCCCGCTGACGGAGCAAAAGATGGCTATCACGAACGTCGCGGCGGCAGGCACGCAGGGCCCCTTCGCTACCATGAAGTCGTGGGGTGTGGGCCGCGCCGACATGGACCTCGACAACAGCTACCCAACTGGGGGCTACACGAACTTCGTTGCGACGACCCTGAAGGGCGTCTCGGGATGGGAGCACATCACGGTGGTACACATCCCGGATCAAATCGTGATCGCAGGCGGAAACGCCTACCTCGCACACTGGGACCGGGCGAACGACACGCTCGAGATGTACCGGTTCCCGACGGCGGTGGGACCAGCGACCGAGGTGCCGAACGCGGCGAACCTCGCGGCGTGGACCAACGTCGAGATCGTGTTCTTCTACATCTAGGCCGCAGCCCCGCCACATGACCGGGGCGGCACAATGCCGCCCCCCCACG